CGGCCAGGAGCTGTTGGGCGGCGGCCGGCTGCACCAAGGCTTTGAGTGGGACCCGACCAAGCCGATCATTGAGCAGATCGGTGTGGGCCAGGACTTCACCGCCGTCACCGGCGCGCTGTCGGCGGTGGGACTGGGCACGGTGCCTTCGTGGCTGCGGCCGTTTCACGTGCTGATCATGGGCGAGCGGTTCCGGGCCGAGATGGCGCGGATCATCATCGACGAGCCGGAAGCGATCGTGGTCGATGAGTTCACCAGCGTGGTGGATCGGCAGATTGCGCAGATCGGCGCGGCGGCGTTTGCCAAGGCTTGGCGGCGCACCAGCGGACAGATCATCCTGCTGAGCTGCCACTATGACATCATTGAGTGGCTAACTCCCGATTGGGTTCTTGACACAAAGTATTGGCGGTTTGCCAGGGGGTGTCTTCAACGTAGGCCAAATATCGGAATTGACATTTACGAAACAAGTTCTCCAAGAGCGTGGAAGTTTTTTAAGCCGCATCACTATTTAGACTTGGCTAATCCGCCGTGCGCTACTTACTACATTGCCGAGCACAAGGGGGAGCCAGTGGCACATCTTGCGGTATGCACTGGCGCGGGGCTAAAGGTGGCGCGGCTTGTGCGGCTAGTCGTAATGCCCCAATGGCAAGGTGCTGGTATTGGCATGAAGTTTTTAGAATATGCAGCAAGGCGCTGGATTGAAGGCCGAAACCGACATAGAAAGAAAATGACAAGCATCATCAACACCGGCCATCCGGGGCTTTTGGCCGCACTCTCAAGAAGTAGCCGATGGGTTCTTGTTAGCCAGCAAATGGGCGGCGTAAACAAGCGCAAAAGTGCACAAAGTATTGCAAAAAGTAGCAAATCTATTCTCACGAACACTGGCTATGGCGGACACCTTCGGGCCATCTGTGGGTTTCGATATGTAGGCGATCGATGAACCTCCAGGCCTACGCCAACCACCGCAAGGCGCAAGGCCTCAAGGGCGTGAGCCATGTGGCTGTGCTCAACGCCATCAAAGACGGTCGGCTGACCGATCCGGCGGTGAAGCGCGAAGGCCGCAACTGGGTGATCAATCCCACCCTGGCGGATCAGCAGTGGTCAGACCGCACGACGCCAGGGGAGAGGGGAGCCATGGGCGTGGGCAAGGCCTACGCGCAGCCGCACCAGGCACCGGCCAGCAGGAAGGGCATCCCTCCCTTGGCGGTCAGCAAGGAGATCAAGGCCGCGATCGATGCGCAGATGGCCCAGCTTGAGCTCCAGCAGCTGCAGAACCTTCTGGTCTACCGCGAAGACATGGAGCAGGCCTACAGCGCCGTGCTGGCCAACATGATGGCGCGAGCCTATGCGGCGGCAAAGCAGATCAAGCTGCAGATCCCGCATATCACTATAGAGGAAATGAACAGAATCGAGAAAATTGTTTTAGACGTGTTTGAAGAGACTTCACAAGATGACTTCGAGGAACTGCCAGAATGATCACCCGTAGCGTCCGCAGTCTTGCCCGTGGTCTGGCGGCAAAACTCAAGCCGAAACCGCCCATAACGATGCTGGACTATGTGGAGAAGTACGGTTACATCACCAGCCCATCAGATGGCCGCCAGAAGTGGTACACCAGGCCATGTCAGCGCGATTGGTTTCTTGCGCCAACAGATCCGGCTGTGCAGTGCATGGTCTGCATGAAACCCTCCCGCGTGGGGTGGTCTGAGTATGTCAAGTTTGTCATCCAGTTCTTTACCGACTGGCGGCCATCCAAGATAATGATTGTCCAGCCTACAGATGATGAAGTGAAGAAATACAGTGATGAAGACATCGAAACAATGTTTGACCCTGCGCATGGTGCGCCTAGGCTAAAGAATCTGCTCAGCAATAAGAAATCGCGCACATCTCTCAAGAATACGTACAACTACAAACGGCTAGCCAACGGCGCCATCATTGATCTCAGGCACGCTGGCTCTGCAGGCTCTGCGCGAAGGGTGAACAGAAACCCCGTGCTGATGGAAGAGCCAGCCGCCTACCCTCAGCTCTCAGAGGGTGACACCTTACAGCTCTTCCTACAGCGGGCCGGAACCGCTGTAGATCCGTTCTTCACCATTGGCGGCACACCAGTCCACCCGAATGACTACATGGAGCAATGCTTCAAGATGGGCGATCAACAATATAGGTATTATCCCTGCCCACATTGTGGACACTATCAGGAGCTGATGACGCGGGATGCGTGGCAGCGGTTTATCAAGGAAGGTGAGCACGCTGGCAAGCTGATGTGTGAAAAGTGCACCAATCCAGAGACACTTTCCCCGCTGATTGAGTATCGCCACCTACGCACCATGGATGAGCACGCGGGGTGGGCGTGTCCGCGAGAGGGAGTAGACCGAAGCAAACAGATCCTTGACGACGAAGGCAATCCCATCTGGCGGTCTCAGCAGTTTGGCCCTGGCATGAGCTACCACCGGGCCGCCAGCTGGTCAGAGCTGGCCAGGCGATACCGAAACGCCCATGCGCAGCTCCGCATGGGCAACCCGGACCCCATGCAGGTCTTCCACAACACGGACATGGGGATCCCCTGGGAGCCCGCGCAGGCCTCCCGCATCACGGCTGAGGGCCTGGCCAAGCGCCAGCAGGACGCCGCCATGGGCAACGGCTACCCATGGCGACAGGAAGACACCTGGCACCTCCCCCGCGGCGTGCTGCTCGTCACGATCGGGGTGGATGTGCAGGGCGGCGGTGGCAGCCAGGGCGAGGGGCTTCGGGTGCACGTCTGGGGCTGGGGATTCGGGGAGGAGAGCTGGCACGTCGCAGAATTTGAGATCGACGGTGACCCCACCCAGTTCGAGACCCTCGATCAGCTCAATCCCGTGATGGCGAAGGCCTGGATCCGGGAAGACGGCGCACAGATCCCGGCGGCGCTCGGGGCGATCGACGAGGGCGGCCTAGCCACCGAGAGCGTTCGGCGGTGGTGTGCCGCCAGGGTCGGGCGGTGGATCCCCGTCCGGGGCCTCCCCCAGCCCAAAGCGGAGCTGCTCGGCAAGGGCGTCCCCGTGGACTTCAACGCGAAAAACCAGGCGGCCAGGCAGCCGGGCAGGGATCTCATGTACTACTCAGTGGGTTACGAGCGCTCGGTCAACCACTGGGCCACACAGCTCAACATCAAGGCCCCCGGCCCTGGCTACGTCCACATCGGCCGGGACACCAGCTCCCAAACCCTGGCGGAATTGTTCCCCTGGAAACGCACACCGGTGAGCTCCAAGTCCAGCGTGCGCCACTGGAGCCTCCCGGCCGGCGCACATGACGAGGCGGGCGACTGCAGGCGTTACGCCTATGCGGCGCTGTTGAAGCTGGCCCGGAACTACGCCAGCTCAGACGTCATGTGGTCCAGGTGGCAGCGGCAGGCGCTGCGGAGTATCAACCCTGATCCTCCCTCAGAATCCAAGCCAGCGCTACAGTTGAGCGGCAAGCGTCCCGGCGGATTCGTCACAAACTGGTAGCGATGACCTTCCCGACCCAGATCAGAGCCGGCGACACTCTTCAGTGGCGCACTGATGAAGCGCTCACACCTCTCGGCGATCCAATCCGCAGCGCTGACGGTTGGGCGCTGACCACCTACGTTCGGTTCCCCGTGGCGACAGGGGCCACGCAGGCCACCGGAACGACCTATGGCACCGGCTGGGAGTCCACGCTGTCCGCAGGCCTCACTTCGCTGTTCCCGGCCGCTACCCGTGGCTCCTGGCAGTCCGTCGCGTCGAAGGCCGGTGTTGAGCACACCATCGGCGCGGGATCGTTTGACGTGCTGGCGAGCCTCTCCATGGCCGGCGCCGTGGACAATCGCAGCCAGGCCCGCCGTGACCTGGATTCTGTGCAAGCCGCCATCCGCAAAATCACGCAGGGCGGAGGCACTCAGGAAATAACGATCGGATCCCAGCGAAAGAAACGCTATAGCTTGACTGAACTTATGGCGCTTGAGTCTAAGTTGCAGGGTGATATTGTCAGGGAAGAAGCCGCTCAAAGCATCGCAAATGGAAGGGGCAATCCTTACAACGTGTTTGTGAGGTTCGGCTGATGAGCTTATGGCAGCGGGCTTGGAAAGTTCTTAATCGCAAGATTTACCCGGTCAAGGTGATTCAACGCGCCTACACCGGGGCCTCTGGCGGCCGTCTGACAGCGGATTGGATGACAGCCGGCACATCCGCTGACGCTGAGATTCAAGGAGCCCTGCCACGGCTCAGGAATAACGCTCGCGATCTGTCCCGAAACACACCCTACGCGACGCAGCTCAAACGGCTGTATCGGGACAACATCATTGGCCCGGCTGGCATTCAGCTGCAGATGACCCTGCCACGGCTGCGAGGGACTGGCCTAGATGAAGTGACGGGCAACGCAATCGAAAAGGCCTGGCGGCACTGGTGCAGGCGGGACAGTTGCGACGTGCGCGGCAAGTGGTCATTCAAGGGCTTTGAATGGCACGCAGCAGGGATTCTGCCAGACTCGGGAGAATATCTGATCAGGATCGTAAGGCGGGCATTTGGCAAGAAAAACAAGATCCCATTAGCGCTTGAGGCTATTGAAACCGATCAGCTAGACCTAGACTATGTCGGTGCTATATCTGCGCCTAATAATTATTGGCGAATGGGGATTGAGTTCAACGAATGGGGAAGGCCGGTAAACTATGCGATCCTCACCGTTCACCCTGGCGACTATTTGGCAAGAAGCTCAAATACGCGGATAAGAAAACATGAAATTATTCCTGCCGCCGATATAATCCATGGCTTCATTGACGACAGGGCCGGGCAGAGTCGCGGGGTGCCTGTTGTCGCCTGTGTCATGGGAGAAATGCACCAGGCGGATGGCTACGAGCAGGCCGTAACTATTCGGGCAAGAGCGGCGTCAAGCCTGATGGGTTACATCAGAAACTCTAAGGGCGAACTTATAGACGACACAGACGACACGGAAGAGAAAAAAGCAGCCCGCAACCAACGGCTCACGGAGTTTCAACCCGGTACGTTCAAATATTTAGGCGTTCATGAAGATATTGTGGTGCCAGACATTAAGGCCCCAGACAATCAATATGAACAATTCGTGAAGAATAAAGGTCGTCGCTTTGCGTCTGGCGCGGGCGTCAGCTACGCCTCTCTCACGCGGGATGCGGCGGAGTCCAGCTATGCGCAGCAACGCCAAGAATATCTGCAGGATCAGGATGCTTGGGGCGTCTTGCAGGCCGTCATAATCGAAACCTTGCATGATCGAGTGTTTGCGGAGTGGCTGCCCTTGGCGGTGCTTGCTGGTGCCGTCAGGATCGCTGACTTTGAGATCCGCCCCGACCGATATTTTGATGCAGTGAACTGGCAGGCGCGCGGCTGGGCCTGGGTTGATCCGAAGAAAGAGGCGGAAGGATATAAAATCATGGAAGAACAGGATTACGTCTCTAAGATTGAAATATGCGCCAAGCGAGGTACAACCTATGAGCAGGTGTTGAAGGATAAGCAGCGAGAACGGGAGCTTGAGAAGCAGTATGGACACATCAAGCAGCCACCACAGCCGGCGGCGTCTCCACCGGCTGGCGACACACTCTCAGAGGAGGATTTAGAGGATGAGTAACGCAGTGCTTTACCACGCTCCACTTCTGATAATGATCGGATTCCTTCTTGCGTGGATCGCCGATGTGTTCGGAATGTTTCCAGCCCGCAAAAAACACGCGGGATTCTACCTTGACGGATACAATAAGTATTGCACTCAAGCCATGGAGTTGTGCCGCCAATATGGCCTCAGCGGTGATGATTCAATTCTGCT